AGCCAGTCAAGCAGAACGATCATTCCTGTGATGCTGAGCGCTACGTCATTAACACGATGATTCCGAAATGGCGGCTCGGTTAATGTATCCGCATCCGTATCCCCATAAATTCCCTCGTGTAAGATAGCCGCATGGCCCGAAAGGATTCGCTCTCACTCGCCAAAGCGCGCGCCGCAGAAAAGCTCCGAATTCCCCCTCCGCAGCAATCGGCAGGCGCCGGCGATATGTATTCCAATCCCGCCGCGAACGTGGGCTGGGGCAGTACCTCCCTCGCCAATGGCGGCAGGCATATTCCGTTTCGCATCTCGCTCGACTATCAAAAGCTCGTCTTCATGTATCGCGGATCGTGGATCATTCGCTCGGTCGTGGATACGAAGCCCCAGGATCAACTCAAGACTTTTCCGTCGCTTGTCTGCCAGGTTGATCCCGAACAGATCGCAGCGTTCGACAAAGTAATTGCGGATACGGCCACCCTCCAAAAATACATCGAAGGGCGCAAGTGGGGCAGGCTGTTCGGCGGGGCTTTGGGCATCATCATTCTGAAAGGCCACAATGACCTCGCAGCGCCTTTGGCTTTGGAAGACGTAGACGTGGACAGCTATCGCGGGATGATTATCGTGGATCGCTGGTCTGGCATGTCGCCTAGCTCGGAACTCATCAAAAACCTCGACAATCCCGCCGAATACGGCTTGCCCGTGTATTACGATGTCTATACCGAGGCCGGCCAGAATCTTCGCGTGCATCACTCCCGCTGTCTGCGCTTCGTAGGCCGCGATTTGCCGCTGTTTGAGAAGCAGATCGAGACCTACTGGGGAATGAGCGAGATCGAGTGCATCTTGGATGAGTTGAACCGCTACGATTACGGCATGGCGGCGGTTGCGGACCTGATCTCAAGAGCCAACGTCTTTGCGATGCAGAACCCCATGATCGCCCAAATGCTTTCCGGCGTTGGCCTGACTCAGCAGCAATTGAATGACTACCTGCAAAGAGTGGCGGCTGTCTCGCAAGCGATCACCACGAATGGGCTCCTGGTGCTGGGCGAGGGTGAAGAGCTATTTACCCACACCTGCTCGTTCTCGGGGCTGTCGGAGGTCATGCGGATGCAGATCATGTGCCTCTGCGGAGCCTCCGGCTATCCTGTATCCCGGCTGTTCGGCGAGACCCAAACCGGCCTGAATTCGAGCAATGAAGGCGATTTGCAGGCGTACTACGATAATGCCGATCAGGAGCGCCAGCAGAAAGACCGTCCGCTCATGGACAAACTGATTCCGATTATCTGCATGAGCACATGGGGTCAGATTCCCGACGATCTCGATTACAACTTCTGCCCGATCCGCACCATGAACGCGAAGGAAAAAGCGGAGTTGGCGAAGAGTCAGGGCGATGCGATTGTCGGCTACTTCAATGCCGGTATCCTTGGACGCAAAACAGTTCTACGCGAAATCCAGACCGCATCAAAGGTCACCGAAATCGGCACCAACGTGACCGATGAAATGATTGAAGCGGCGGATGATGACGTTCAGGTTCCTTTGCAGATCGAGGCCGAGGAAGCCAGGGCCGGGACTGAGGAATTCAGCGAGGGAAAAACCGGCGTGCAATCGACCAAATCCACGCCAAAGGCTAAGTAATGTTCCATAGACCACGGCGCATCGAGGAAGAGTACCGCCGCGCGCTGAACGCGCTGTTTCAAAAGTGGCTGAAACTGCCTCCCGCCGACCTCGATGCGATCTTTGCCTTTCTGGGCAATGGAGGCGGGGAACAGGTCATGCAAGCCTCAGACCGGATTGCGCGCGCAATGGTCACCCAGACGGCAGTCCAGAACGCTAATAGCTGGCGTGAGGCGGCAAAGAAGTCCAGCCAGGGGAAACGCATCTTCGATCTCCTGCGCACGGAGATGCAGGGGCCGGTTGGATTGGTGATGCGAGGTCTTGTGAGTCACCATGCCAAGCTAATTCGCTCGGTTCCTCAAGACTTGGCGCAGGACGTGGCAAGTCAGATTGCAACCCGACAGATGCGGGGGGAACGCGCGGAGGTAATAGCAAAGGATATTCGGATGCGGTTCCCGGAGATCACCAAGGCCAGAATCGCAATGCTGGCGCGCACGGAGGTTGCAAGCACGGCTGAATCAATCACCCAGGCGCGCGCCCAGAATCTTGGTGCAAAGTGGTATGAATGGCTATCGAGCGAAGATTCCCGCGTTCGCCCCAGCCATCGTAAGATGGATCATGTTCTGGTGCGCTGGGATGATCCACCTTCGCCCGAAGCGCTGATCGGACAGAAGTCCAGACTTGGCAAATATAATGTGGGGCGCTCCCCAAATTGCAGATGCACCGGAGTTCCAATCATTGATTTAGATGAGGTTACGTTTCCGGCCAAAGTGTACTACCGTGGCTCAATCACGCGCATGGGCCGCGCCAAGTTCCTTGCCTTGGCCGCGTGACTGTTCTTAACAGCACATTGTTTTCCATGCGGATATACTAACCTCAAGTTGGAGCCGAAATGTCTCACCACCACGAGCCCGAGCAGATCAAGAATCACCAGCTTTCCGAATTGATCTGCCAAAATCGCCTCATCATCCGCCTGCTCTCGATCATCGCAGCGGAGGAGGCGCCGAAAATCCTTTCCAGCATCAAAATCCAGTTTCAGGAGAATCCTATGCCCGCAGTCGCAGGACCAGTAACTCTCACCGCCGCAGGCCAGCAGGTCACAGCTTCAGTTCTGGGCTTCGATCAGCTTGGCAATCCTTGGACCGGCGTCATGCCGCCAGCCACGCTTTCAAGCTCCGATACCGCCCAGGCAATCGTCACGTTCGACCCGACAACCGGATTGACCACGGCGGTAGCCAACGGCGTTGCCAACATCACCGCGTCCCTTACCACAGCCGAGGGCTTGTCGCTCACCGACACCGAGGCTGTCACGGTCGCAATCCCGGTGGTTCCGCCTCCAACCCCGGTCCTTTCGAGCATCAAGGTCGCTTTCGCCTAACTTCGCTGGCTGGTTCCACTTGGGCGCGGCTTCGGTCGCGCCTTTGTTTTTGTGCTTGACAATGGGGATACGTACCGTGATACGTTAGCGCCATGCGAAGAATCGGCGTTCCCGTGGTCATCCGCATCACCGATGACATGCTCGATGTGGCCAAGAAACTGGCCGTGGCGAAGCAAAAGCCCCTGCGCACCCTACTGCGCGAGATCATCGAAGACGTGCTGAAAGAGGCCGCGAAATGATTGATCTTACTTTATCAATCAGGATTCCACAGGGCGGTCGTATTGCTCCGGTAAATCCCGAACGTGATATGCCGGTCATAATGGCCGCGCTCGAAAAAGAAATACGTGAGCGCCTTACTCAGGGAATTGATGCTCCGGGAAAGATTCTGCGCATCAATTTGGCGTGGGAAGATATCGGGGCGGGCGAGAAGAGCGAGACAGAGGTCAAAGTTCCCGAAGGGATGCTGAAGGCGGCGATGAAGCCATTCGGCTGGCACCCGGACAGATACGAGGCCCATCTGGGCGCGTTCTTTGAGGGTGTGTGTGTTCGTGACATCCTCGAAGCTGCCCTGCTCTGGCAGCGGGAGAATCCAACGGAACCCACGAATGCGCAGGCTGAGGAGTTGTCCCAATTCTTTTCCGATAGCACTGGCATGTACCGACTCGAAATTCAAAGGAGATGTAAGGAGTGGGTTCGCCGCATGTACGATGATCCGAAAGAAAGGCTGGCCGTGAAATGAAGTGGCTGGCGTGGGCTTTCTTCATCATTCTGGGCGCGGCGTCGGGAGTCTTTCTCATGCTGATGATCTGGTTTATTTCGATGATCTGTATCGGGTGGCCGAACTGATGCCAACTCCGCTTTTGATCCTGTCTGACTCTCCCTGCGCCACATCCGGCCTTGGGCGCATTACCCGCGAACTGGCTGTGCGTATCCACGAGCACATGAGTGACGTATTCCGCGTGGGTTGCATTGGCCCCGGCTCCGGCCTGCCATTTGATCCGCCGTTCTTCCATCACCGCATCGACCAGATACCGGATTGGACCGTGCCTGAATTGCCTCTGATCTGGCAGGCGTTCGCGCAAGGCCAGCATGGGATTTTGCTGGTAATTTGGGATGCTTCCCGGCTCCTGTGGCTGTCCCATCCAGAGCCTTATTGTGCTAATCCTGAGCTAAAGAAGTTCCTGCTCACCAAGCCCTTCGACCTGTGGACTTACAGCGCCATTGACGCCGAAGGTCCAAACGGCAAGCTCTCGGTGATGCTGAGGGAAGTCTTACGGGGCTTTGACCGCGTACTGGTCTACAGCGAATGGGCGGCACGGATTGTCGAGCGCACGATTGGAGACGGTAAGACGATTGAATCGTTGCCCCACGGTATCGACCCTAAAATCTGGCACGCTCGCGGCAAAGACAAGGCTCGGCGCAAGTTCGGCCAACTCGTGTTCGACCAGGACTTCACTATCGAGCCAAACAAGTTTGTGATCGGCATTGTGGCAACGAATCAGGCGCGCAAGGATTACGGAACGGCCATTAAAGCCATTGCTGAGATTGCCAAGACCGAAGACGTGCTGATCTGGATTCACACTGACGTTCTGCAACGTGTCTGGTCACTCCCTGCGCTTTTGGCCGATTACGGATTAAATGACCGCGCCGTCGTGACGCACGGACAACTTACCGATGAGCAAATG